TGCTTACGTCACAAACAACTGCAAAGTCTGTGATACCACGCTTTGCTAGGATGTCGCTTAGGAAGCCTTCAAATACTGCCGCTACTCTTGCACGTGTTGGTACATCATTTGGCTCAAACAAGAACGGACGAGCAATCTCATCAAATCGTTCACGTAAGTATGCCACTAGACGTGCCACGTTTACACGATCAAGTGCAGTAGTTGTACTGTGTAAGCTCTTCTGTCCAAATACTACTACGCCTTCGGCTGGGAAAGTAGCAATTGGGTTCAGTTTCGCTGCATACATGCTATCACGCTGACCTTGACTTAGTGAAACAGCTTTAAATTCTGTTTCTGTTGTAACATATCCAACTGCACTAGCGTTTTGTACAACACCACGTGTTAAGCCTGCTGGTGCAAACCATGGGAACGCAATATTGTCGTTATATGCAAATTGATATAGGGTCATGTGTGAAGGCGGTACAGTAACAGTTGCACCTGCAGGAGTTGTTGCACGACCTGCTGGATAGTATGCGGCACTGTATGTGTTCTTTGTTACAAGACCGTCTTCGCCATTTTCGCTAGCACCTACACCCTGAATCCATGCAACTGCTTCAGTTGGTGTTTTGCGTAATGGAGTATCGATTAGGATAAATCCTGTTTCGCCACGATCACTGTTTAGAGCAACTAGTTCGTCTGTAAGCTCTGGGTAGTTTGGAGCCGCTAGTAGTGTAAAGTTACGTAGTGGGTCACGTAGATCGCTGTTACCAGCAACTGACGCCTGCATTGCAGTACTAATTACTTTACGTTGTGCTAGGCGTCCAAATGCACCACTACCATCTGCGTGGTTAGTTGCGGCATTTCTCCAAGCACCTGCTGTTGAGTTCCAACTACGTACTGTATTTTTACTTTGTGCCATGTTAACAGCTAACATACCTGCTGGATATAGCTGATAATCTGGAGCACCAGTAATTGGTGTAATTGCACCACTTGCTAGAGCAACACGTGTTTGATCTGTAAAGTCTGCAAAAATAACACCGTCTTGTGTTGATTGGTCTGTGTTGTCATGAGCAACCCATGCAGTACCATTATGCTGATATATTGCTGGACGATTGCGCTCTAAAGCACCTGTATCAATCCAAATATCACCACTAACTAATGAACCACCAACGCTATTTTGTGTTGGTTCGCTTACTGCGTACTGGACAGCACTGCTTGCAACTCTTTCCCAAGCACCAGCTGCACGTACAAGCACGTCAATGTCTGTGCGTGTATCGTTAAACCATAGTGTGCCTGCGGCAGGGTTACCTGTTGGCTCTGCATCTTGTGCAAAGAAGTTTGCAGTTGTAATTGGAGCTGCTGCACCTGCTACAACGTTGTCAATTGTTAAACCACCCACAGCCGCTGCAAATAGGCTTAGGTGAATATCACTGTTAACCAATGTTTGAGCTGCAACGCTTGTACCATCTTGTTTGATGTTATTGCCGCCGCCACCTTGTGTGTCGTCTACAGTTGATACACTTTCTAAACCAAATACGCCTGCACTGTTTGCACTATAAAATGCAAGTGCAACACCATTACCTGGACGTGTTGTTTTAACCCATGCATCTCCTGTGCTTGGTGAGCTTGGTGCGCTATAGTGTGGTGCAAATGTTGCAGTACCTGTGCTTGAGCTGTTTAGAGCTTCCCACGAACCGCCTACACCTTTAAAGTAATGGATTGCACTATCTGTTGCACCGTCTGATAAGACAGCAACAAGATAATCACCATTTACTACTGTTGCGCTTGGTGTATATGTACCACCAACTTCACCTGCTGTTGCAGATGTATCTACTTCTACAGTTACGTCCTGTAGAACCCATGATGTACCATTCCATTGATGTACACCAAATTTACTGCCGTCTGTATCTAACCAATAAGAACCTGCTGCTGCTGGTCCTGTAGGTGCATCTGCACTTACTGTTAATTGTCCTAGATCCACGTCTGCTCTTACAACATATGCTTGAGAACCTTGTCCCAAGAAACTGTAAGCGGCCAGTAGACCATATTCACTTGTTTCGTCACCTTCTGCAAGGTCTGAACCAAATGTGGCATCTCCAAAGAACTGTGTAAGTTCTCTCTGTGATGTTACAGGTATCACATTACCAGCAACTGCTGATTTTGTGTACTTTGCAATACCGTCTGTTTCCGTTCCGGTTGGGTCGACTTTGTTAGAGCGAGTAGCAATTACAATCATTGGGATTGTACCTGTACCCGGCGAGGCGTAAGCACTCTCGTCAACTACCGTTACGGCAACACCTGGGGAAACTAAAGTAGCCATATTTTTTCTCCTCTGATAATTCAGTTAATGTTTTAGTAACTGTTTGTATTTAGCAGAAGCATACTTATATAGGCTGGTTACGGAGATAACTACGTAGTTAACTCGTCTAAAACAAGTTTCTCTAGCTCTTGTAATGTACCATTATTGTGCATAATTTTATCAAATTCTGCATCAGGTCGTATCCAAGCCCATTCACTTGGATGCACATCTGTTGGCTGTATATTATTATCTCGCATGTCTAAAAACCATGCAGGTAAATCTCCTCTTACAACCTGCCAAACTTCTCCTTTAACACTTTGTATCATGCTAACTTCGTTTGGAAATCGTACATCAGGTATTACCCAATTAGCATTTGGATTGTCTAAAATATGTTGCTTAACTAAACTTACCCAAATGCCGTCAAAAAATCCATTACGCATACAGTCAGTACCAAATAACTGAAGCACAAGACGAGGAGTAATATCTCTACCCGTTTCTGTTGTCCAGAATTCATCAGTTTTTTCTCTCCATATACGACTACGATCTGTGTCGCCTTCTAAAAGTTCTCTATCCCATCCAAATACACTTGCTACACCATCTTTTAATTTGTCAGCAAAACTTAGTTTTTGATAGTTATGATTTTCTACTAAAATATCGGCAACGGTGCCTTTACCACTGCCGATTAATCCGCAAATACCTATTACATTATTCATTTATTTTCTTAATCCATATCACATTGCCAATAAGTGCCGTCAAACCAAGCACGAAGACCTCCTAATGGATAATCTTTATGCTCAAAGAATATAAAAGGACGACCCTTTGCATCTATTCTCTGTTCTATGATGTCAGCCTCTTCTAAAGGTATTAGACGTTCTGCACCAGTATCTTGATAGTATGCACTGTTAAAAATGCGTATCATGCATACGCACTCCAAAATTCATTCCACATTTCATCAACGCCATTTTCTATATCTGAAACGCTGATATATCCAAGCATGCGTTCTTGTGCAAAAATTGCACATGCTTTAGACATAGCTTCACTTACGTGTTCACTTTCCTTAACAACTACTGCAACTTTATCCCAACATTTTTCTTCAATGTCCATTATGTAAGAACTCATTCCCATCTTTATCTCCCTGTGTTATATAATGATGCCTAACTGCTTTAGGCGATTGTTGTTTAATAAATTCCATATGAGCCTCAGCCTGTGTTGCAGTTTCAAATTCTGCAACACAAACCTCATTTTCAATTCTAGGAATATACATTACTTTGTACATTACACTTCCTTATTTTAAGTAGTGTGGACCAGTCCACGCTACACTATATTCTTCAAAAACGTTACCCCTTGCGGCATTCCTAGCTGGTGCATTGTAACCTGCGGCTTTAAGGATATCACCTTTTTTAAACAATTTGTCATCGTCTGTATTAACAATGAAACCCCATACACTGTTTTCTTTGGTAATTTTAATGTACTTTTTACCAGTTTTAACAGTTACATTGTCTTCAAAGTTGGCAATGCTTTTACCAAAGTAGCTGTCAGGATCAACTGGACCACGTCCACCTGCTTCTGCAAACCGAATATAATCTGCTTTCATTTTAGCAATCAATGTCTGAATCTGTTTTTCCATCTTAACTCTCCTTAGTTTCTTAACTTACTCTTATAATATACAGTAAGACGTCTTGCTTGTCAACAAAAACCCGAAAAAAAAGGCAGGAAAAAATCCTGCCAGTTCAATAACTTATAATTTTTTTTGATTTTTTATCCGATTACAAAGCCTAAGCCAGTGCTACCTTCAGCATATAATGTAAGATCTTGCTCTAGTTTGTCCAAATCTGCTTGTGCATCAGCTCTTAGAACGTCAGCATTAAGTGTTGTACCGCCTTGTGGACCAGCAATAGTATTAAACTTTCCACGTGCTTCTGCAAGTATTAGACGTGCATGAGCAAATGCATAATCTTTAATCCAGGGTTTTGCATATACATCTGAAAATAAAACTTCTTCTGGTCTAGAGTTATATACGTGTAAGTATACATCATCTTCTGCTTTAATACGTCTGTGAATTAACAAATTATGACTTGTGTGATTCCATGTAAATGTATACTCTGCACCAAACAAACGGCCCAGTGCTTCAC